GAAAAAAACTGTATTTAATCATCTTACACCAATAAAAAAAAAATCATTTGCTGGTGAATGGAGAAAAAAAGTACAAGCAAAATTTAATTAAATAATAATAAACATTGAACCCGGTTGAGTTTATGCTTATCCGGGTTTTTTTATTAGACCGGTTAAATAGAATAGAAGTTTTATTTAATTGGTTGAGAAGTTACTATTTATCTATCAAGCGCAGCCGCGCTAGTTCTCGTGTTAAAAAACGGATCACATAAGGACCAGTTAAGATAATTCATAACATTTTTGGCGTAACGATAAATAAAAGTTATTGGAAGTAATATATATTTTTGTAGAGCTGCATACATTTTTAGAAATGCAGACCCCCTATACACCCAAAATGCACCCGCCTGTTATAATATATATATACATGGGACTCGAGGACACCCTTACACATAGCTTCATCTTCATCTTGCCAGACAAACAATAATAAACTAGATATAGTATATGAACTATTTTTCATCAGAAGATATGGATTGTGTTTGCTACATTGAAGAAAAAACAAACAATGTAGTAATTAAATTCTTTAATATACCAGATCATTCTTCTGCTGAGTTATTTACAATGTTTGCTATGAACAGATTGGGTTTTGATTATCACCCTCTAAATGAGAATATGCCTAGCAAATCAGTTCACTAAGTTATGGATATTAAAATACCTTATACACCTCGTAAGCATCAAGCCTATATTCATAAACAAATAGATAAACATAGATGGAATGTATTAGTTTGTCATAGAAGATTTGGCAAAACTGTGGCAGTTCTAAATCATTTGATTAGATCAGCTTTAACTTCTAAGAATAAAAACCCTAGGTATGCCTATATATCACCCACCTTCAAACAATCAAAAGCTATTGCTTGGGATTATATAAAACAGTTTACCGCCAAAATACCCCACACCAAATTCAACGAAACAGAACTGAGAGTTGATTTACCAAATGGCTCTCGTATCACCTTGCTAGGCTCAGAAAACTCAGATGGCTTGAGGGGTATATACCTTGATGGTTGTGTGATTGACGAGTATGCGAATGTAAATGAAAAACTATTTCCTGAGATTATTAGACCAGCACTATCCGACAGAAAGGGGTACTGCGTATTTATTGGAACTCCGCAAGGAATGAATAATAATTTTTATGATTTATACCAACACGCACAAGGTGCGGAAGATTGGTTTCATTATAAAGCTAAAGCTAGCGATACGAAAATTGTCGACCAAGAGGAACTAGACAAAGCGAAAGAAGTAATGGGTGAGAAGAAGTATCTGCAAGAGTTTGAGTGTGATTGGATTGCAAACATCGAAGGTGCTATCTATGGTGATGAGATTGCAAAGTTAGATAACAAACGACAGATAACTAGAGTGCCATACGATCCTAGCTTACCAGTATCAACAAGTTGGGATTTGGGAGTTTCAGATCATAGCTCAATTATATTCTTTCAACAACTAGGTCGAGCAATCAATATTATCGACTATCATGAAGAGAGAGGTCAAGGATTACCGCATTATATTCAGATGATAAAGGAAAAGGATTACGTCTACAAAGATCACTTTGCGCCACACGACATCGAAGTTACAGATTTTAGTAATGGTAAGACCCGGAGAGAGGTCGCCTATCAATTAGGAATTAGGTTTAAAGTCGTGCCAAAAATTCCACTCGAAGATGGAATACATGCAACAACAATGATCTTGCCGAGATGTTGGATTGACGTAGACCATTGCAAAAACTTGATAGATGCGTTAAGACATTACCACAGGAAGTATATTGACAAAAACAGAATGTTTAGGTCAAAGCCTGTACACGATTGGAGTTCACACGCTTGCGATGCCATGAGGTATCTAGCTGTTGGATTACAAGAAATAAATGATAGACAAATTGCTCCACAAAGTGTAGCAGATAATGAATACAGGATTATATAATTATGGGTTCTATTTTTAAACCAAAACTACCACCACCACCACCGCCACCACCTGCGCCAGAACCACCGCCAGCAGTTCCAGAGGAGTTGCCGGAAGAGAAAAAAGAAGAGATTACAAAAGAGATGGCAGCTAGAGAAAGAAAAAGAAGAGGTAGAAAATCAACTATTTTAACTGGACCATTAGGTATACAGGAAACAGAGGAACAAGCATTAGAAACTTTATTGGGTAAGTAACATGATTTTAAAAAGTATAAAAAAAATTTTTAAAAAGAAACCAGCAGTGAAAAAAATTAAAGAAGTTAAAGAAGAGGTAAAAGAAAAAATTAAAGTTGAAGAACCTTTAGTCTTGCATAAAAAAGATATTGCTGAAAAAGCTACAAAAGAAACTAAGCAAGAAACTAAATCTTCATTAACATTTGGAGTATAATTATGCCGGGTCATTTTGGAGGAAGTCATAGTCATGGAGATAAAAAGTCTAATAATAGAACTTCACCAAGTGGAAACAGAGGAACAAGTTTACATGGTGGACCAAAGTACACTGCACCTAAAGCACCACCTTCAAAAAAATTTACATCATATACAAAAGAAAATCTAAATCCTAATAAAGACACTGCAGCAAAAAAAAATGTATTTATAAGTAAGGGTGCTTCTAATATAGACAAAACATTTAAAACACCAGCAGTAGCTTTTTTAAGTGGACCATTAAAAGCTGGCTCAAAAAAAACTAGAGGTTTTTTCTATGATGATGTTTTAAGTTCTAAAAGAGCTAAACAAAATATTGGTTATACTCAAAAAGAATTTGAAAAATTAAGTAGCACTAGACAAGAACAAGTTTTTAAAAGTTATATGGATAAAAGAACATCAGGTGCAACTGATGCTTTTGGAAATATATCTGCAGGTTATAGTAAAGAAAAAGTTGTTCATACAAATAAAGATGGAACAAAAGAATATAGAGAAACTATTTTAAAATCAGGTGGTGGTTCAAATGCTCAAGAGAAAGCAAGCATTGCTCAAGCAAGAGCAAATGTTGTAACTGAAAAAAATGTAGGTGGAACAACTATCTTAACTACAGAAGGAAAACTTGCAGAAGATAAAAAAGAATCAGATGATGAATATGATGCTAGAAGAACAAAAAGAAGAGGTAGAAGAATGACAATACTTACTTCTCAAACTGGAGCTGGTGGAAATCTTGTGTTAGGTAAACCAACTTTATTAGGTGCATAATGGCAAAAACAGATTTAACTAAAACTATCATGGCGAGATTTGATCGCCTTAAAACTGGTAGACAAAACTGGGAAACACATTGGCAAGAAGTTGCAGATTATATGCAACCTAGAAAAGCAGATGTAACCAGAACTCGATCACGAGGTGATAAAAGAACAGAACTCATTTTTGATTCCTCTCCAATACAAGCTGTAGAATTGTTAGCTGCATCTTTACATGGGATGCTAACTAACCCTTCTACTCCTTGGTTCTCACTAAGATATAAGGATGAAGGATTAGATTCAGATGATGAAGCTAAACTTTGGTTAGAAGGTGTAACAGATACTATGTACACTGCTTTCAATAGATCAAACTTTCAACAAGAAATATTTGAATTGTATCACGATCTAATTACATTTGGTACTGCTGCAATGTTTATTGAAGAAGATCAAAGTGATCTTTTGAAATTTTCTACAAGACACATCAACGAAATATTTATAACTGAAAATGACAAAGGTAGAATAGATACAGTATACAGAAAATTTAAAATTACACTTAGAGCTGCGGCTCAACAGTTTGGAAGCTCTTTATCTGAAGAAGCTAAAAACAAAGTAGAGAAAGATCCATTTGATGAAATAGATATTTTACATGCAGTATATCCAAGACAAGACTTTGATCCTAGAAAAAAAGACAAAGAGAATATGGAGTTTGAGTCTGTTTATATAGAATATAAAAATGGTAATGAACTATCAGTAGGTGGCTTTGTTGAGTTTCCTTTTGTAGTACCAAGATATTTAAAAGCATCGCATGAGATATATGGAAGATCACCAGCTATGACAGCTCTACCAGATGTGAAGATGTTAAATGAAATGTCTAAGACAACTATCAAGGCTGCGCAGAAACAAGTAGACCCACCTCTATTAGTTCCTGATGATGGTTTCTTATTACCAGTTAGAACTGTACCGGGTGGACTTAACTTTTACAGATCAGGTACAAGAGATAGAATTGAACCACTGAACATTGGTGCAAACAATCCATTAGGTTTAAATATGGAAGAGCAAAGAAGAACTGCAATTAGAAATGTATTCTATGTAGATCAATTATTGCTACAACAAGGACCACAGATGACAGCAACAGAAGTCATACAAAGAAACGAAGAGAAGATGAGATTGCTAGGACCAGTATTAGGTAGACTGCAATCAGAATTATTAAAACCAATGATCGACAGATGCTTTGCAATACTTTTAAGAAACAATCAATTTGCTCCAGCACCTGATTTCTTATCAGGTCAAGATATTGAAATTGAATATGTATCACCACTTGCTAAAGCACAAAAAGGAACAGAGCTTTCATCAATTACAAGAGCAATAGAAATACTAGGATCACTTGCTAATGTTGCTCCAGTATTTGATTACATTAATTTTGATTCGTTGGTCAAACACATAGCTGATCTTGTAGGTGTTCCACAGAAAGTTTTAAAACTACAATCACAAGTTAATGCAGAAAGAGAACAGCAAGCTCAACTTGCAGAACAACAAGCACAAATGCAACAGATGCAACAAGTTGCAGACGCAGGAGGAAAGATAGCTCCATTAGCGAAGGCTTTGCCAGAAGAGGCAAAAGCTCTAGTTAATGCAGAATAGTATGGATCAAAAAGAACTAGAAAAAAAAATAAAACAACTACAAACAGATTACAAATCAATATTCAATTCAGATGAAGGCTCTAGGGTCATGTCTGATCTTGAAAAAAGATGTCACTTTCTTTCTACCACCAACATAAAAGGGGATAGTCACGAAAGCGCATATATGGAAGGACAACGCAGCGTTCTTCTATTTATAAAACAAATGCTGCTCACAAAGGAAAAATAAAATGTCAAACGAACAGATAACACAGGAAACTGTGCCTGTAGAACAGACAACTACAGAAGCACAAGCAACACAATCAACTGTTGCCAAAGCAGACACACCTGCACCACAATCAACTCAACCAACTTGGAAAGATTCTATTAGCGAAGTTTATAGAAACGATCCTAACATTGAAAAGTTTACAGAGATAGATGCACTTGCAAAGTCATACATCAATGCAACTAGAATGATTGGACAAGATAAAATGGTTGTGCCTAATAAAAATTTTACTGAAGATCAATGGGAAGAAGCCTATGTAAAAATGGGTAGACCAGAATCTGCAGAAAAATATTCATTAGATGTAAAATCAGATATTGTTTCTTTAGATGAACAAGCAATAAAAAGTTTTCAAGAACAATCTTTTAAATTGGGTTTGAACAATGAACAAGCAAAAGGTGTTTTAGATTTTTATAAAAATAATATGGAAGCACAAACTCAACAAGCAAAAGTTGATGCAGAAACTACACAGGCTCAAGCTCAAAACATTCTTAGACAAGAATGGGGTAGAGACTATGATTCTAATATTGCAAAAGCTAAATCACTTGCCACTGCCAATCTTTCACCAGAAGTTTTTGAAATGGAACTAGCAGATGGAACTAGACTTGGAGATAATGTTGATGTCATCAAAGGCTTTGCAAAGATTGCAAGCATGATGTCAGAAGATAAAATATTGTCTACAGAGTCTGAAAACATGGATAGAACTGAGGATATTCAAACTGAAATAGATCAGATTATGAATGATAAGAATGGTCCATATTGGAACAAATCTCATCCTAATCATGATAAAGTAGTTCAAAAAGTTTATACCATGAGGGAGATGTTAAGTGGAAGCAAGTGAGCATCTTAATAACGAAGAGATTAGACTTGAGATTTTAAGGATTGTTAAAGAAACAGGAACAGAGTTTCAGAAACAAGACCCCTTGCCAATCTGTGAAATTTATTATAAATGGATTAAAGGTAAGACAATTCGTAAGAACCTTACTGGCAAGAA